ACAAGCGACTCTGCCAATGTGTGAGTCTTGATCCGATAATCGGGATACGCATTTATAAACTCCTTTAATCTATCTTGGACACTTACATAATCATCTAGGTAATTCGACATCTAACTTCTCTCTCCCTGCGAAATTATTTATCGCATCTTCTAACTGTTCTTTTAATGAGTAAAATGTGCCATCTGGCCAGTTCTGAGCTTCATCGGCGCAAGGCTGGCAATAGAACCTAACCTGCGCTTTTCGAAGCGGTGTCTCGCTTTGGACTTTCCATACTGCTGGCGTTCTAGCTTTGATATGCCATTCGCTCTTAACTTGTCCCCAGCGATACTTGCAGTAATCGCAGTATTGGTTGCTATTATGATTGCGAGTCAGACTCAATGTCGTCCCAATCTTCTGGTGTAGAAAATCTGCATCGACCCAAGATAGCGGCATATCCAATGAGATCGAGATACGAATCTTCGCGCTCTGGACTTTCCAACATTCTTGAGAGTTTGGTCGCGATAGCAATAAGCGCCAAGTCAGATGGGTCTCGGAGCTGAATACCGAGTGTCTTACAGATTTTGAAAATGCGTAGAAAATTGTGCCTCGGGTCGCCATATTCAACCCCCCTGTCGAACAGGGTGTCACCAGCATCGTTGATCCAGTCACTTAATGATCTCTGTGTATCGGACACTTGCTCTTCCTCTCTTATATCCTTCATTAAAGGCTTTGGCTTTGGCTGAACTCCAAAGAGCCCATAAGTAAAGGCCGAAAAATGGAACACCAATTGTTATTGCAAAGACTTGAGTATCAGATAAATTAGGAAACATCTGCACTCACCCCATATTTATCAAGCCAGTATGCAGATATTTCAGCCTTTGATAAACGGCCTCGCAGCTGCTTTTTACCCATCCGCTCTTTAGCGAATCGTCTTATTATTGATCCCTTAACCCAATTTGTCTCATCAGTCCAAGCCCCTGCTTGAGAATCAAATCGAATTAGAGCTACTTTATTTACCATTTTGCTCCCGTTCTGTAATCCCTAAATGGATTAACGGGTTAAATGTATTTGCTTAAATCTATTTAGACAAGCAATAACTCGGCGAGTCGTATATCAAAGAAGCCGCATAGCCTCTCGGAATGGGCTTTGTTGCTAAAATCGGTTGTAATTGGAAGGCTCTTCAAAACCCACTCAGGCTCTAGTAGAGCCCCTAAGTCAAACTGGTAGATGCCTTTAGGTGTCGCATTGATATACAGGGTCTTAGCGCCCGTCCTAGCCCTTATATCGGCCAGATAATCCCACTTCTTCTTCTCAATAAGTAATCGGTCGTAATGCGTTCTACGACATTTGAGCTCAATATAGCTATCGCTGGTAATGCCATCTGCTCGGTCGGTCGCTGATAAGGGCGTCAAGTCTGGGTAAAGCGACTTGAGAGCCTCGAATAACTCGACTTCTCTAAAGTAGATTAGTTATCTTCCTCGCCATCTTCCCAACCAATTTTCTTTATTGGGTCATCGGCTGGCACTATCCAATCAGGATAAGAGCTTCTATCCATAGCGAAAGCAAGTGAAGTGCCTTCGTCCATTCCAGCTCTGCGACAAGCTTTATAAACTTCGTTGGCTGCAATAGCCCAGAAATCAAGCTTTGTTAAAGGCGTTTCTTTAGTAGTGCGCTTACGCTTTACTGGCTTCTTACTTACGCGCTTTCGCGTTGCCATTTCTGACCCCTCTCGCTAGGGCCAATTCTAGCTGAGACTCCATTTTATCAAGGCGCGACACAATTGGAATATTCTCCAATTTAATTATGTAGCGAAGCCCAGCAATCAGTAAGGCAATTGATCCTAAGACTGATGCGACCAGGGTTGCTAGTTCAGCTGCAACCATTACCGGACTTTGCCGTAACGCTCGTAGTTAGGGTTTAGCCAGTTAATGATGCTAGGCAAGACTGACACTAGAGCGGCATTTGCAATCGCATTGAGGTCGAATCCCACCGCTAGATAGGTCGCTAGTGCTGTCGCTAGGAATGTCTTTGCCCAGCTTTCGGCCATCTTCTTTAAATCGCTCATTTTTGTCTCCTTCTAGGTCAAAGTAACTGCTGTCTTTGTCTCCCAAAGTTGTAAAGCTAATATGGAAATGCGAACGATGCGGATTAGGGCCTGAGTATTTACGCCGCTTCCAGCTCAGTATCGGGCTCATAATCTTGCCATCGTAAATAATATATTTGATGCGCTTATCGCCTCTCTTGGCGCACTTACGAATCTTCTCGACCAGCGCATAAGCTTCTTCCTTATGTGCTGATAAGTCAGAATCAATATCTATAGCTCTAACGATTCCATCGACTGGTATATGGTCAGAATTGCCTTTCGCAATGTGCCGAGCATCAGCAATCCAGCCGTCAGACTTCCTATCGCGATCAGGATAATCATCATCAATTTGCTCTCGTAACTGAACCCCAGCTGCACATAGTCTCGTCATTATTTTAAAAGATTCAGCCTAGGGCTTGCCTAAACTTAATCCTTCAGGAATCGGCTCTGTGTATTCCCATTTAGCTATGTATGCACCTTGTCCGTCTGAATCATCTTGCAAGTAAATACCTAGTTGCTGAAAATCATCTGTCGGATTTATTTCAGGATATGCTTCAATAATCTTTTGCCATAATTCCATTTTTATGCTCCTAAATAAGCGCACTCAAAACGAGTTGCGCCAGCTCCATTGTTATCACCAAGAATGTTATTACTGCTGCCTTTGTTGTGATAAACTTCTATTTCAAAATAATCAGTTGCAACCGCACTAACAATAGTTGCAAATCCTTGAGTGTTATAAGTGCCAGAACCAACATTTAACCAATCACTCTTTATGCCTGTGCCGTTCTTTTTCAATGTAGCGTTTGAAATAGCCCAACTTCCGTCAGGCCATACCACATAAGCGCAAAAACTATAATAACCACCTTTGCCCGCTGGTATTGTGATGCGGCCTGTGTTTGTGGCTGTTGAGTGGAATGAATCGGTATCAAATAATTCAGAATCAAAAGTGATTATTGTTGCTGTTGTATTTGCTATGGATTGATTTCCACTTTTATACAAAGCGCAACCAGCAAAAGTCACTCCACTAGCAGGAGTTGCAAATTTTAGTCCTGTTGCCTCTGATGAGTCAGCTGTTAAAACTTGTCCATTTGTGCCGACTGCTAGGCGGCTAAAAGCATCAGCGCCAGTTCCAACTATTAAATCGCCTTTAGCATCAAAGGCGGTTGCAACTGTGTTAGTTATTACTGGAATAGGGCCAGTTCCTGAAGCTACTGAGATACCAGTTCCAGCTTGCACTTCAGTTATATCGCCTTGGTCATTATTAATCCAAGCAGGGACGCCACCTGATACGGCTAAAATCTGACCAGCAGTTCCTATTGGCAGAGCAGTATTTACATTGGCAGTTGCTGATCTATAAGCAAGTGCGCCAGTAGTAGTCTGTGGGTTTAAGTTCTTTGTCGTTGTATCGATTGAGCTTCCCAATGTGCGAATTGCAGCTGCGCCATCCTTGACGAGATCAGTATCGTCAGGAGTGTCCCAGCCGTAATTAGTAGTCGTTGCCATTTAGTCTCCTATGCCACAATTGTAGCGTTATACCATTCCAGTAATGGGTTTATTGTATTCCAACTCTCTACCGCTGGGACTGAGTTCCAACGGAAGGCTTGAAGGCTGAAAGCGATAGGCGATAGGTTCATCGTCAGGTCTAGGCGGTTAAGACCTGCAGTCCAAGTCCAACCCTCAACAAATCCTTGGAACTCGCCATCAGTCATATTGCTTGGCAGATTAGTAATATTAAGCGGCATACCCATAAATACATTTAGAAGGCTATCTCGGTCGGCATTATCAATCTCTGGACTAGCAGTAGTGAAGGTTATCTGCCTTAGAGCAAATTGTGGATAAGCGCGGATAAGTAGATAGAAGGCTGCTTGGTCAGTGGCATCGTGACTGTGCCTAAGGGTTGTAGATATTGTGGTAGCTAGTTGGCCGTAAAGCGATATAGAAGCTGCATCTTCATCAGTTACGGATGCGCTGCCAGTCCCATAGCCAACTGTGATTGCGTTGCGGACATCGCCAGCGCGCTTGACTATTGAGAGAGCTGGGCCGATGGCGTGATTGCCATCAAGATCAACATAGCCATTGGTCGCAAGGTATTGGCCGCGGTGTGTTGAATCGGCATATCCAATGCGGCCTTGAGCATCCTCATATAAATAACCTAAACCGCTAGTGGCATACCTAGAAGCTAAATTATAAACTGTGTCATTTAGGCCAGTCTCAGAGTGCAACTCGTAATCGCCTGGGGTATCTATCTCCCCTAGTCCGCTATTTTCTGCATCTTGCCATTGAGTCGTTGCGTCATAACCATTCCAAGTCTCGGCAGCTGGCACTTCATTCCATTGGTCAAATAATACGCCGCTAAGTAATTCCTCAATCCGGTCCCCATCAAATTGATGGGCAAAGTTGCCAGTATAAACTGCCCTAGCAAGTCGCGCTAAAGCTCCTACTGCAACAATTCTAATCTGCTGGCTGGTCGCTGTTGATCCTGAAGTCTGGACTGTAATACCTAAGTCAGTAATAAAGCCGCCAAAGAGATTAACATAAGCGCCAGTAGAGTCTTGGACTTCTATTGTTACTGCGTCATTTACTTCATAAGGAACTGACGCTTCAGCCGTCTCAATAAGACTTAGATTGCAGTAACCAGCAATTGGCTGTTGATAAATATCGGTGCGACCCGAGGTGATAGTTAAGCCGCTAAGGGTTGCGCTAGTGACTGTAACGCCATCAACCTTAACTCGATAGACTGGATTCCAAAGGGTCATTGCGCTACTAGACCGCCAAGTATTGCGCCCCCACCGCCATTACGAGCGTTGCTAGTGTTTAACGCTAATACTACGGCCCGAGTAAATCCTTCTTCATCAATAGCGCTTGGAGCATTAACATTAACAATAACATTTCCGCGTTCTTCGCCGCGTCTAGCAGCTGCTACATCAAAATTAGAAGGAATGGCATTACCGCTTGGAACTATCGTTGATGGGGCAGTAACCAATGATGGTGACGAAACGGAAGGACTAACGACATTAGGTTTTGCAGGTGTGACTGGAGTAATTGTTACTGATGGCGTAGTTGTGACCTTTGGAGTTATAACGACACCAGATGGCAAAGACGCGGCTGCAACTGTGTTTGACGATTTTGTTCCTGCATCAAAATCTACCTTAGGTATTGTTTTGATATCAGGCCCAGATTTAATTAGATTTAATCCGCGAATAACGGCATTTATACCAGTTATTGTTGCGTTTATAATTGGCTCAAGAGCGTTTAACGCGAAGGCTACTGCGCTCACAATTCCAGAAGCAACTTTACCAATAATCTTAATAGTATCTGCAAAACCACCAGCTAAGAATGGGACTAAAGTTTCCTTGGCAAAA